GGGGGGGGGGGGGCAAAAATCTGGCCCACTCCGACAGCCTGTATGAGCAAAGGATCAAATATCAATGCCCTAACCAGAAAGAATGGGAGGAGCAGGGAGAAGGACAGACTAGACCATGCTGTCCTTCATATGATGGTGTTTCCTACACCCCAAGCAAGCGATTACAAAGACAGGGGTCACATTGGTTCTCTTTCGATCCAGCGGAGATTGGAGAAGGGAAAGCAAATCAACCTGTCGATGACAGTATCAAAGAAATATGGGGCATTGAATCCAGAGTGGGTCGAGTGGCTCATGGCATTCCCAATAGGGTTCACAGACTTAAAGCCCTTGGAAACGCACAAGTTCCAATCGTGGCTTCAACAGCATTCAAAATTTTAACTAACACAAAAATATGCAATCAGTAAAACTAGACCGACACAAAGAGCATCAGAAGTATTTCCTATCCGATGGAACGCAAGTGCCTGGAGGATCTACGATCAGCAAGATCGGAGACGATGCAGGGGCACTCATCCATTGGGCTTGGAAGCTAGGATGCGAGGGAAAGAACTACCGCGATGTATCAAAGGAGGCTTGCGATATTGGTACGCTGGCTCACTTCTACATCGAATGCTTCCTCAACAACCAAGTAGCCGACTTATCCGACTACACGCAGGAGGAGCGGGATAAGGCTCTTGTGTGCTATCATAAGTTCCTTGAATGGTGGGAGACGCAAGACCTTCAGGTCGTAGCCACGGAGATTCAGCTTGTTAATGAGCTTTATCGCTACGGAGGAACCATTGATCTGATCGCCAAACGCAAGAATGGGGATCATGTGCTGATGGATTTTAAGACTTCCAAGAAAATCTCGGAGAGCTATTGGAGGCAGGCCGCTGGCTATGCGGCGTTGTGGAACGAGAATCAAGAGGTCAATGGATTTAATGCAATCAACCAAATCACCTCTCACGCAATCGTAAGAATTGGCAAGGAAGAGGAAGGCGACTTTGAAGTAGTCTGGAAGGAGGATCTTTCCAAAGAATGGGTAGTCTTCCAGAAGCAAGTTGATCTCTATTGGGCGATGAAGGCCGCCAAGCCGGAGCCAAAGCCCCGTGGGAGGAAGAAGAAGTGAAAAAAATTGCCATTACAATAAAGCCATATTCGTATGAGTGTGGTGACGGATGTTGCTCCGAATATGGAGAAATAATTTCTGTGAATGGAGAGGAGGTAGCATCTGGCCCGTGTGAGCATAATAGGCTCATCTCATTGCTTCAGCATCTTGGTTATGATGCCAGCCTGATTGGCCTTAACGAAGACGGAGAGGAGGTATGGAGCCTATGAGTCTCCCAGCTAACCTAGATGCAGAGAGAGCGTTCCTTTCCTCTGCCCTTCAGAATCCCTCCATCCTCGATATACACGCCGATCATCTAAAGGCCGCTCTCTTCCATCACCCTGCTCATAAAAACCTGTTTAAAGGGCTTCTAGCCCTATGGAAAGAGGGCAAGAGCGTGGATCTCATAACCATTTCAGAATGGTTGGAGGTCAATAATCTAATGGATGATTGCGGTGGCCCGTCAGAAGTTGCGGCGATATACTCTCATGTAAGCACAAGCCACAACCATGAGGAGTATTTTTCCATCATCCGTCACTACCATACTGCTCGACTTGCTATTGCTGGCGCAGAGCGCATTATTGATTCTGCAAAGAATCCTGTAGTGAACGGGGAGCTATCTGAAACTGTGCAAAAAGCCCTTGTAGCTATAGCGTCAGAGGCAGAGTCAGGAACAAAGATTGAATCCATTGGCGAGGCGGCAATGAAGCGTATCAATGAATACGAAGAAATCGTCAAGAACAAGGGAAGATTGATGGGGTTGACCTACGGATTCCCATCGCTGGATGAACATACGGGAGGAATGCGTCCGGGTCAGCTAATCGTTCTAGGTGCGCCTAGCAAGGGAGGAAAAACCGCATTGGCTCTTAATTTCGGGTATCGAACCGCTGACGCTGGCAATCCTTTGGGCATATTGTCCTTGGAAATGAGTAGTGGGGAGTTGATTGACCGCATGGTTGCTTCAGTCACAGGAGTTGACATTTCTATTCTTTCTAAGAATCCAAGCAAGCAAGACATGGAGAAGATCAGCTTCGGGGTCAATCAAGTCAGCAAACTCCCGATCTGGATACGCGATGAAAGCTCCATCACCCCATTACAAATAATGGCGGCGGCAAGAAGGCTTGTGGCAACTCATGGTATCAAGTGCCTTATCGTGGACTACATACAGCTTGTATCAGCATCCAACTCCAAAGACAATCGTGAAAGACAAGTTGCCGAGGTAAGCCGTTGCCTTAAATTAATTGCCAAGGAGCTTCAGATTAGCGTGATTGCCCTCTGTCAGCTTAACCGCAACGGAACTGCCCGTGAGTCTGATGCCATCATGCACGATGCCGATATGTTTTATGTTATCCGATACCAAGAGGCAGAAGAAGATAGCAAGAAAAAACAAAATCCTGACGAGATGGGATACTGGCTTGACATCCGACTCGCTAGGAATTGTAGTAGAACATCTTTCCCGCTCACTTTCCAGCCGCAATACTTGCGGTTTGAGGAACGGGAGATAAAACAACACAACCAATGAGCAACTACGATAATACCAATAGCGGAGCCGCATTTGAGCGGGACAACGCAAACCCCAAGGCTCCAAAGTGGAGCGGCCCTCTCGACGTAGAGGGTAAGCAGTATGAGATCAGCATCTGGGAGAAGACCAGCAAGGCAGGAAGTTCATTCCTGTCCATCAAGGTTGGCCCTCCCCGTGAGAAGAAGGGCGGCAATAGCTTCAATGCCCACAGCAAAGCCAAGGGAAATGGCTATCAGCCACAAGACGAAGACATCGACTTTTGACATGGAAAAGAAATTCTCCAAGAAAGTTACCAACCCCAAGACGGGGCGCGAGAAGACTGTTCGCTACGGACAGAAGGGCGCGACCATCAAGCCAGGGACAGCCAAGGGAGATTCCTATTGCGCTCGTTCCGCAGGGCAGATGAAGAAGCATCCAGAAGCCGCGAAGAACCCCAATAGCCCACTGCGCTTGTCAAGAGCAAAGTGGAAGTGCAGCGGAACCAAGTCTCGCAAGAGCTAGTATTTGCGGAATAGGAGCTGGAGGAGAACTCCAGACCGGGTGAGCCTTCTGTCTCTCCTTTGTTGAACACCGCATCTTTTAAAGCGGAATCATTGCTGGGCGTTGTAATCAACGGGGTGGGGAAACACCCTCCAGCTTTGGTTCCGTTTTTTTGTTGACACTCATAAAGAATCTGAAAGACTCGCCTCTAGAGCATACAACCATGCTCTGCAAACAAAAATGAAAACAACACTCCGTTCAGCCGCGAGCCTCGTAGCTTCCTACGATGCGCTCTTCAAATGCGCCATCAAACACGCCGAGCATCACGGCCTCTCCGAGATCCGCATCAGCACCGCTAGGGCGCGATCTCTCTACAATGATCTTGTCATACTTGAGAAAGCACTCTGCGAGCCTCCTGTTCGCCAACCATCATCATTCGGCTTTAATCGACTGGATGCCATCTTCGCGGAGCAAGATCGCGTGATGAACGAAGCCATGAGCAAGATGGGACTATGAGCCAAGAAAACCCAACACCAAGAACTGACGAAGCCGTAGATGCAGGTGGAGATGTCTCCTATAATTTTGCGGCACAACTAGAACGGGAGCTTAACGAAGCTAGGCACAATCTTATTCTTAAAAAGATGGAATGCGAAAAATTGGTTGGAGAATTGGCTGTTGAAAAAAACAGAACATCTCAAGCTCACAAAGAGCTTGCCGAGTGGAAAGAGATCATTAAAGACTTTCATGATGTTTGCATGAAGAAAAGCTCTGTTATCTTTTTATGATCATTTTAGTAGCCGCATCTGCCCTTGGAGCTTTGCTCTTGTCCTACTTCATTGGAGCCTACCTCATTGCAGAAGCCGTGAGGCAGAAGACCGAGAGAAGCATTGCCGTGTTTTACAGGGATCATCCCCTAAAATGCACGATGATGCTCAACAAGATCTCCCTAGAGGAAACCAAGAAGGAAATCGCCCAGCACAAATTTGAAAATGGCAATTAACACCACCTTCAACGCCACCAAGATCAGCACGTCCTTGAACAACGAAGAAATCATCAATCATCTCCGAGCCGAGCTTGATCTCATGCTCCAAACTCTAGAAAAGATTAAAACACTTAACTCTCTGGGGAAAACAAAACAAATCCACGACGAAATTGATTCAATACTAATTAACTATAATCGATGAAGAAACTAATCGCAATCGCTCTAATCGCCACTGCCTCCGCTCAGGAGGCTACTCAATGGCCCTACACTGTCCCTGCATATGGGAATAGTTATGCCGCCGCGCAACTCGCCATTGCCCAGGAGCAACTAGAAGTCCAGAGGCGCATGGAAAGAGAGCTTGAATACGCTCGATGGAAAGCTAATATGGATCGCCTAACACGACCCATCACCGAAGACTACATCACCCGCAATTCAACCCGATAATACCAATGAAAAACAAAACTAGTCAGTCAGTCCGTATCTACAACCATCTCGTGAAAGGCAAGAGCCTCACGGCGATCGAAGCCCTCAACAAGTTTGGTTGCTTCCGACTCGCAGCCAGGATTGCCGATCTGAAGAGGATGGGGATTAAAATCACCGCAACAACTAAACACAACCGCAAAACTGGCAAGAAATTCGCCTCCTATGCAATCTAATATGATCATCAACGACAATCCCATAGAGTTCAAGTTCCCTATCAAAGCAGATGCCGACCGAATCGTGGATGCCGAAGGGCTGGAAATTTGTTCCATCAGTTCTCTCTGCTCCCCAGAGGAGGCGATTCGTTGGGCAAAGTTCCTCGCTGGAGCATACCAAGCCTATGCATTCCTCGACGGGATTAAGCAAATCATGCTTTCCGCCGCAGAAGATCACAACCCCTCCACGCATGAAGAGGGCGCGAAGTGCATCATTTGCGACATTGACGAGTTCTTTAAGAACACGATTAACGAGCCGAAGAAGCCCTCTAGCATCATCACCGAGTGATTTGGAGCGATCCTAGATTGCTTAACTTTCTCCTACTCTTCATCTATCTCGCTAACGCGATTAGGTGGGGAGTGGCGAGGAGTTGGCAGGATAGCCTATACTGGGCTTCTGCTTTTTTACTAACTATCAGTATAACATTCAGAAAATGAACCAACCACAGACACCCGACAACGATGTCGCAAGGCTCAGGGAGGAACTTGATCGCCTTAAACGGGGATGCCAAGGGTCATGCTATGCTTGTGAACCAGTCGGAGAAATGAACTTCAAACTAGAAGCCGAGGTCGAGAGGCTCCGTGAGCGCATCGCTGAGTTAGAAAGCGGCTGGGACGAAGAAGCATATCAACGCAGACACCAAAACCTAGAATGAACCAAGAAACATCCAGAAGCTAAAGGAGGCCAAATGAGCGAACGCCTTACTCAAACAGAGTGCGAATTGCGCCGACTTTATGGATCACACGAAAACAAAAACAAACCTGTTTCAGCCCGTTTCTGTTGCAGGATTGAAAACCAACTTTACAAAGAAAAACTTAAAATAGAATCATTAAGGCATTTACTTGATTTACAAGATAGTTCTAATAAAAGATTAAGGAATATCATCATAGATTTAGGAAAGAAAATAAACCAACTAAACAATCATATTAGCAAACTTAAACAAAATGAGCGAAAGAAGCGAACGAAATCACTTATCTCCTCGCATGAAGGAGATGCAACGCCGAATTGATTCTGCGTCTCCTAATCGTACGGGAGCCGTATCTAAATCTTACCAAGAAGGATGGGACAGGATCTTTAAGAAAGTTAAATCAAACAAAAAAGCATCATAAAATGGCAAAGAATAAAAACTACGTCCCTCATAATGAGTTTCGCCACATTGAAACTCGCCGAACAGAAAATGATTGGGATAACTACCTCTGGAAGCTATCGAAAACAGTGGGAGAGGCTTGTGATCGCTTCTTCGTGTCGCGTGGGATGCCTCCTGGCTCCGTAGAAGTGCGGACTGAAGCATGGAAAAAGCGGAACGAAGTGCAAAAGTGCGCTGGCGGGTCTATTCGTGACGAATCGAAAGATGCCACGGATTCTAAATCTTGTCAAGAAAGCTCCACGAAGTCTCCCGTTCGTGAAGAGTTAAGCCCTAATCAATTAGACTTGGCAAGGTACAGGGCAGGACGATA